CGTAGTTATCGCCAATCCAATTTCTAACTCTCCTTGCGGGGTGTCGTTCATCAAGTATGGCACATTATAAAAATAAGGAACGGTATTATAACCAGGTAATAAGAAATTAACTGTAGGATCTCTTGTTATATCGTGTATCGCTCCCGAGAATACTTGTTGCGCTGTTACAGGCGTAACAGTCGGGCCTGTTGAGGATCGAAAGCGTGGATAATATTCAAAATACGCAAGAGCGTTCTGTGATCGATTAGTATTGGTGACATAATGCACTATAGTACCCCCACTAGAATACTTAAACAATTCAGATATTATGGCATGCAATCCCGAATCGGATATACGACCGCCAGTATACGTTATTTCATTAGCGCCAATACCTAATGGTGTATTGTATTCATGCATATATTCAGGTCGTCGCATCAAATTTAAAATATTTGAATGCTGTCCAATAATAAAACCATCATCTAATTTGTCTTGTTCATAAAAATGCTTAACATCACTCTGGAATGTCATTACGCCGTCTACCACTTGTTGATGTTTTACTATTCGTTCGCCGTATGTCATCGGAAATCTAAATTCCGCATCATCACCGGCTGCAACGTATAATAATATCTCAACTGACGTAGACACATTTACAGGAGCAATCAATGCATTCTGAACAACAATATATAGACGGCCTAACTGATTGTCGACATTCATATCGACCCAATCAATTGGTAAGTAGTCTCGATGTTTTGAATAAGGTAATTTCACACATAATTCTTGTTCATTACCACCTATTGCCATACTTATACCAGGTAAACCATATATTTGTTGTGGTGTTGGACTACCATCTCCATACGGGTCGAAAGCGATCCATAAATTACCTCGGTGAAAACTGGAAGCAACGATCTGTAATCTAACATTAATACTACCACGATAAAATCTAAATAAGGACGCTATTCCTGCAATATTAGTGGTATAATATGTGTTATTAGTAGCACTAGCACCTCGTATCATCATAGGACACGATGGCGATATTGCCACTTGTTCCAATATTGTGCCTGGTTGATTATTTGTACTCCAAGTCATCACAGAAGCTAATGCATAATTTTGTGCAATTTGAACCAAATCACTAATATCACTAGAATTTAATCTATTAGGCAAATACGGAATAACCTCTAATTGATTAAATTTAGTATTAACTACTTTAATTGGTGCATCAGCGCATCGAGCTGATTCGTTTTCTTGATCGTCAATGCCTACACGATCATATATTCCAAATATTTTACCTACCTGCTTCAGTTGATCACCAAACGGTATCGTAAAATTATCTAGCATAGCGTGTGATATTGGCTTAACGATACTTCCAATCATATCTTTGCCTTGCGCCACCATAAAAGTAGTTTTAACTGACAAATAAGGTTTAATAGGTCTAAACCAAATCGACAAATTTACTGACGTAGAAGCACTTGTTCCAGCTTGTAAGGGTGATAAAACCATCAAGTAAACACGCGCCATAACATAATCATCGCGATGATTAGGAGGTATCACGTTACATATTTGACCATAGGGTACTTCAAATGAAACTTCACTAGTTAAACCTAAATTTAATAAAACATGTGGATAATTAAATATTGCAGCGTGATTTAAATTATTGTAATCGTCATATACTGTAGGGTTACCTGGCACTGCAAATATTGCCAAAACTCCTTGATGGTAATTGGTAGCATCAGTTCTTATAGTGATTTTAAAATTACTCTTATACAATGCATGATACATCAAAGCTCCATAAGTTGCTATTCCTTCTAATTGAGTAAATGTGGAAGGTAAACTATACTCAGAAAGCATGGTAAATCGCGTATGTGAAGTTTGCCAAGTAACCGGATTATTATACAAATAATCACGTTCGAACATAGATTCTAGAGATATAGGTTTAATTTTAGTCGTATCATCGTATGACACTATAGTCTGTATACTATTATCATGTGATTCAGATGGGTCTTTAGTTACAGTTTCATCTCCGTCATCTATTTTCGGGGTAGTTTCTATTCCAGATTGGTAAACATAATTACGTAATGAAAATTTAACTTTATTAGTTTTCTTAACATTAATCTTATC